AACGCATTACACCACACAAATTCGCTTCCGCCAGTTTTATGGAAAACTGGCAAACCTCGCGGAAGCGACCCAGATCAAAACCTGGAAAGGAGGAAACGAAATGTCTTAGGCCCAAAAAGAAATTGAACCCGTCCTGGTTTTGCCAATAGTATGAATACTATTGGCGGTGGCCACCGTCGACCCATTACGGGTAGGACAAGTAGCGAACTGCCTTTTGCGTTCGATACGCTTGTACTTCCCATTTGACAACTTCACCTTAGTTACACACTTTAACGTTGCCCAAGTTAGGGCTTGACGTGGTGCTTCGAGGTGTGGGTTAAACCCAATTTCCCAGAATTTGTCAAGTTCTGGAGTGTCATCCCGTCCTTGTAACGACAACCAATAATATGGCAATGTCGAAACAACCACCCGTTGATTGGGTGTTACGGTTAGGTAGGAAAAATCTAGCCAGTATGACCCATCAAAGAATACTTCCTTAACGGGACTCCAGTCATAGATCCATGTCCCCTGCGGTACTTCAGCAGGGTCAAGCGTCTTTATGCCAGCAGTGTCTGGAAAAGACACTGGTACCCGATATAACTTCAACCCCGTAAGGGCCAATTCCCGAAGGATATGGCTTAACGTTGATGAAATCAGCTCAGGATCCCAACGGCGGACAAGACTATTATAGGTCTTGTATAGCCAGGAGGCATATTTCGTACGTGTAAGCAACCGATGTTCGCCCGGAAGAAATGACGGACGAACATCGACCCCGCGGTAGTAATCACTACCGCAGGATTCTCTGAAGGGAGCCTTGACAAAGGTCTTATCCAAGTTTAACAGAAAATCCAGCTGTGGAAAAATAACAGCTACATATCTGTGTAACTTCACGGGATAGATCAGGTCATCACCATAGACCGAAATTCTACCTCGCACTCCAGACAGTTCCGCGATCGCCTTCAACACAACGTAGAAGACGAGCGTTTCCACTGGAAAAGTCAAGCCGTTTCCCATAGGTAGTACAGATTCAGCGTAGGATAGACCGACGCCAGGTATATTAACCTGACGTACAAAAGTCTTCCGAATTGCGTTGAACCATTGCCTAGGAAGGATACGATTTAACAAGTCACTTGTTAGTGACTGGGACGCTGATGACAAATCAGCCGTAGCATGTGTTTTATTCATGCTATAGCCTTTAATCATCACTCGATGGCGGCTTTGTAGCCGTCGTATATCGAGACCAATTGCTCTAAGTCGATCGGTAACTTGATCGCCGACACCATAGCTGTAATATAAACCTAACAGCGTTAGTGGGGTTATAGAGCGATGCGTTTTCCAGGTTTTAGGAACATTAACCAGGGAGAGAGATTCGTGCTGCAATTTTTCATCTAATGGGTGAATTCCCATATCATGGATGAGCTTCGACAGAATGGGGTCACCCCCTAATACACTGTCAAAGAACCAATTGCTGCACTCTTTGGTTCCTGTAAAGGCACCCGCATCGGTCAACTTGTGATCGATATATGCGAGGCTTAATGGGCACCCAATGGAACTTTTCTTCCCAAATCGACTGCTAACCACTGTGTACTCGGGATCATACTGTCCGAGTACCACCCGTGCAATTTTCCTAGCACGTTTAAGAACAAGCGCGGCCAAGGCCGAACATGGCTTAGGTGTAGCGAGGAGCTCTTGCTCACGGAGATACTTACCATGAGTAATTATTTCAAGTTCCTCGTCAGTGTACTTATCGTTAGCAAAACGATATTTCTTCAAGAAGGATTCCAGCTGCTTCCAGCGCTGAAAGCGTCCGACGGATACAATTCCCAGTTCAGGGAATTTATAATCACGGAACTCCGTGATTCCCGCCAAAAACGCTCGCTCAGCGCCATGTGCAAAGCTGTCACCTTCTTTCAGACGGAAGTCTCTCAGGAGCCGCAACCAAAGGTTCTTGGCTACGACGTCTGTGTCATACAAAATACCTGTATGACGACGATGTTTCTTCTGTGTCTTCGACTTAACCATGGAGATGCACCAATAGTTAAAGGTTCAAGGGGGGATTTACTTTACTGAGCCAAAAGAATAATAATCGGCCAGTTCAGAATCCATGATAATTTGGCATGCCAGCATTTTGAGTTCTAAAATCTCAGCAGCTGTCATTTCCGGGTGCAACTCCATTGTCCCACGAAAAACGGGGAATGTGATAGCACCAGAAGCCAAAGTTTTCGGTACCGTGATATTAAAATCACGACGCCCCTTGGACCACGTTCCGTCACTTTGAAGCGCAGCACCACGGTTTTTGAACGTGGCGTGCGGGCGGGTGACGAAGCTAGTCGCAGTAGAATCCACAACGTGTATTCCATTTTTGACCTCCAACCCATCGTCTACATAGACGGCGTTGGTACCTGCGGTAACGGTTATCCCGGTAGCGCCCTTCATGAGTGTAATGCCATTGATTGCCATTACTTTCTCCTTATCATGCCCAAGATGGGCTGTAAAATTAAAGCCAGAGCATCCACAACGTGGATAAATTTATTATACTCTAGCTTGAAAAGGGGTAAGGATGGAAGGTGTTGGTTAACACGTCGTTCATAATACTTGCGATAAAACGCCGCAGACTCTCCACGTTCAGTGAAGATATTCTTGTAGGCAAAACCGCTTATACATGTACGACAGAGAACAACAAGTTCTCTATCAACCTTAATGCCGACAGTATTTCCTAAGACCTGGATTTCGGGTTGTACCCGCCATCTGGCTAAATAGGAGCTGACGTCAAACCACCAATCCACAACGAAAGATAGCCTGGTTAATTCCCAGGCTAACTCTGGTGCAAACTTTGGAGATATACCGAGATTGTTCTGCCATGTAGGCAGATTACTAACCCGGTAGTTCACGGTACCTCGAAATGTATATTTATCGAGGCCTCTATACGCAAGATCAACCTGCGTATTGCCCATTACAGTATATTTTAAGGCGCCGTTCATATTAACCGGCACCTCAACTGTAATTTTCGAGCGTTTAGCCAAAATGGCCGTAGCATCGAATGGGCGTGATTTCTCCTGCACCAGTTCAATAAGGTCCTTAACAGTAAGTACTAATGGCATGAATCCATATCTGAATTCAAGCCATGTGTTTGCTGCCACAGAGGCAGCTTTAACACCTGTTAAAGTACGACTCCCAGGTTCAACCCAAAGCCCAGATTTCTGGTAGTGGAGCAGCCGATTAAGCAGCCCCAGGTTGCGTAGGTTGTTGCTACAGAGAAAATCTCGTAGCTGTTGAAAGGGATGTCGCAAAAACATCAGTGTCTCATGAATTTCTCCAAGAGTTTCACCAATGTTCGCCTTACTACTCCCAAGTTTCCCGTATGCCTTTAGTAAGGCACGCTGGACGTAATTGGAGTAGTCTGGATTGATACCAGCAGCATACGGACGGAGAATGTTGGCAAGAGCATCGCCAACATCGCCAAATAAGGCGACTCTATACGTATAGCCAGTATCAGAGGCTTCATCCGACCAATAAACGGACGGATTCCAAGCGCTCTCTCCCCAAATCGTGTAGGGGTTTACTCGATAGACACCAGGCGTAAAACGCCCGGTATTAACCGAGACCTTGTCATCGCTCAGCATTACAGACGTTTGTACCGGAGTACCGGTAGAATTGTAGGTTGCACCCGTGCTCTTAGCCGTATGGCTATAAGTAGAGGAGTACTTGCCGAGCAATGTACGCGTTTTCATGGGAGTTCTCCACGCATTGAATTGTGTGGAATCGAATGTCCGGTACCCTACCGGACA